CATAAGACCCTTGAACTTTTCAACTGACCAACGGCCATTTGAGTCAACGTCAAGATCGAATGTACCGGCTGAAGTTGTATCAGCAGCACCTTGAGTAGCTGTTAGGTTGATCGTACGAACGATTTCACGGTTGATTTCAGAAAGGATTTCAGCGGATAGGATGGTTGAGAGTTCTGTCTCAGCATCTAGACCGTGAATAGCCTTTAGATCTTGCGCTAGTTCGATTGAATATTCAGCCTTTAGAGCACGTGACTTAGCTTGTACTGTAACCTTATCGATTGAGAAGGCCATTTGGTTGAAGTCAACGTTAGATGATGAACCAAGAGCTTCAGCTTGAGCTGTAGACATACCAGCAGCATAGTTATATAGTTGTGAGTTACCAGAAACAGTTACTGTTGTGTTAACGCCATAGATGCCGCCCCAAGTTGCATTAGCACCACCAACGATTTCGTTGTTACCAGTACCGTTAAGTGCACCGCGTGTTGATTGACCAGTGTTTGACTCATAGTAGAATGCATTGGCACCAGACTGATTGTCATACTGAGGACGTAGAGCAAAGATTAGACCAGTAGGACCGGTCATAGGCTGAACGCCGCAGATATCATAAGCGATTAGGTTAGGCATAGCACGACGAACTAGTGAGATTAGCACTGGATCGTAGTTAGCTGAACCACCTGATAGTGAGGTAGGAGCTGCGCCTGAAGTTTCAAGTAGTGACTGGGGATTCATGCCAGACTCTTGTTGCATAGCACGCTCGGTGTTTTCTAGAAGTTGAGCTGTTACTGAGCGCTTGTGTGAATCGGTGATAGCTCCGAGTTCAGAGTGCTCTAGCAATGGCTTCCACTTCTTTTGGATTTCTTCATTTAGAAACATAGGTATTCTCCCTTTCGTTGTAAGTCAATTTTATTTATAAAAATTTACTTCTTGACAGATTTGTTAACGGCATTGATATAAGCAGCCATTTGACCGGTTGGCTCACTGTAGTCCTCATCAGATGCATCGAATGTTTCTTCCGTGAGAACACGTGATGCTGTCTTAGTTGATGGGAAATAGCTTTCCTTGATGATATTTACCTTATGTGCAAAATCATCTGCAGATTCATAAGTGATACCTTCAGCTAGAACACGTAGCTTTTCTGCTTGTGTCTTAGCTAGACCCTCAGAGATAGTATCAAAGATATCGGCTACTTCTAGCTCTTCTTTAACTTGCTCTAGAGCAATGTTCTTTTCAATTTCTTCAGATAGACGTGCTTGTAGCTCTTCAATGTGATCGGTCATTTCAGCGACAACGTCTACCTTAGTCTCAGGAATCTCGATGTAGTTAGCTTCAAAGATATTCTTAAGACCAACAATTAATTCTTCAGCCATTTCTGACTTGAGGCCGGTATCGATGGCAACAATGTTCTCTTCAACCCACTGTTCAACGGCATAAGAGAGATACTTATCTACGTTTTCTACGATTTCAGAACGAATTTCTTCAATAGACTCTTCAAGAAGGGCTTCAAACTCTTCTTCAAGACGAGCGACTTCTGAGACGAGGCGTGCACCGACGGCAGCTTCGAATACGACGACAGCGCGTTCTTTTAGTTCCTCGGTGAGCTCGTCACCAGCGAACATATCTTCTACATCTTCCTTAGCAACTGCTGAGGTAGGAGCTGTACGGATTTGGCCTTGCTCGGCCTTACCAGTGACGGTAGAACGCTTAGCAGGAGAACCCTTTAAACCATTAACAACTTCACCACCGGTGACAGGCTTAACGGATGTAGATGAAAGGCTGATTTGACCTATTTCACCCGCTTGATTGTCAGCGGCTCTATGGCCTTGTCCTTCAGGACCAACTAGACCCTTATAGATATCAGCTAGGTTTTCTCTGTTTAGACCAGAGATTGTCTGCATGATTTGGTTTAGTACTTCTGACTTTGTAGAAGCTGCATAGGTGGTCTCACCGGCAGTCTTGTCAGCAGTACGGTGTGCATCACCAGCATCGTAAGGATCTGCCGTATGTCCGGTACCAGCTGAAGAGTTAAACTCAACTAGTTCCTCCTCATTGATATTATTTTTAGTCGCCATGTCTTTACTCCTCTTGGAATTATAGATTATTTATAAAAAACTTAATTTGTAGCCAAAGATTTGAGGAATCGCTCGAATAGAGCAAATTTCTCTTCATTGATGGTTGCTATGGTAGATTCAGAGATGTGCTTCTTCATCTGTTCTAGACCACGTTCTGCACGCCAGTTACCTGATGCTGCATCAAATACCCAATCTACACCTTCCATCACCGAGTTAACAAACGCGATGTGGGCAGAAGGATCGGCTACAATATCAGCAGCGGTAGCAAGCATAAAGTCTTCGCCTACTGACATAATACCATCTTTGTTTCTTGTGACTGTACCCATACCACGAGAAGACACACCAAGTTTACCACCAGACTCTAATAGACCCTTGACAATGTTACCCATCGGAGTCTCAGTGATCTTGGCTTTACCCATGAAGTTAGAACCATCTTGCTCAAGCTTTATGATCATGTGTGAGACACGATCAAGATTAATTGCTGGACCTTCAGGATGACCCAGTTCACCATAAGCACGATTCTGCTTGATGTAGGCTTCGTTATAACGAGCTACTTCCTTAGCTAGAATACGGCTCTCATAAATACGGCCATTACGATTAGGCTGGTCTCCCATGAGGAAAGGGCCTTCAATGTAGAAGTCTTTCTTACCATCTTCTCTAGCCTCTTTAATGATAGAGACATCCTCGAGTGTTTCGCAGATGAGTTTCATTTACCCTGTCCTTAGAATGTTAATGCAGTAGACACTTTGCTAAGCTTTAGTAATAGCGTAGCAGAAGTCGATGTAGTATTTATCGTCAAGTTTGCTGCATTATTATCAGTCAATGCGATACCATGACTATTGAGATCCCAGAAGCCAGTGTTATTAGCTGTTTGGAACACGATAGTAGCACCGCGCTTGATTGTCCAATCACCAGTCCAATAGATCTGAGTGATTGATACGCTATTGACAGTCTCTTCTGCTGTATTAGGAGTAGCGAAGTCAGTGATCTGATACGTCGCATTTGCGATGTCACGGGTCACTGCAGTGCCTAGACGTCTATTTTGAATGATAGCCATTATTGACCGGCCTTTCTAGCTGCTCTGGCTGCAAGAATCTTTTGCATCAGATCGAGTTGTGGAGCTTCAGCTTTACCGGAGATTGCATCCTTGAATGAACCATGGCTTTGATGAAGTCTATTAGCGAACTCATCTTTCTTGATGGTGTTAGGTAGTGCATCGTGCATAGCAAGCGCCTTACGTGCATCAGACTTAGACACAGGATGAGTCTCACCATTCTTGAATGTAACAGGCTTACCGATAGATGAGGCTTTGCGAAGTTGCATGATAGGATGTGTGTCAGACGCTTCTTCAGCATCAACTGGTTTAGCAGGTCGTCCACGACCACGCTTAGGAGCAGCAGGATCAGTAGCTTCTTGCATCTTTTCTTTATGATCCATAGCATCATTAACATCTTTAAAAGTTTTATGATACTTTCCATCATGATAGACGTCATAGGTTACATGACGCTTTGATACGTTAGGCTCATCACTCGTCTGCTTCTTGATAGTTACTTCAACCTTCTCAGAAATTTCAACTTCTTCTTTGACATCTTTATCTTTAGCTTGGACTGGCTTTGGCAAAGTACCTTTTCTACGCATATCTGCATATGTACCTACGGGCGGTTCGCCAGGAAAGCTTTTTGTTCTTACGATAGGATCACCTTCATCAAGTTCAACTTCTTCGTTACGTTGAGCAGAATAGAAAGCTGCAAGAGCCATTTCCTTACGCTTCTCTTTAGACTTACCATCAAACTTAGGATCAGTTGAATGAACAAAGTCATCGATATAATCAGCAGCAGTTGCATCAGCAGCTAGTTTCTCTGTTAAATCGCGTGACTCTTTCATTTTGGTATAGAAAGAAGGCTTAGTTTGCTTCTTTACTGGGATAGTCTTTGCAAACTTATTAGCAGGAGTAGCAATATCTTCTTTGACATTAGGATTTACTTTAGCAGTGTCTGTAGCTGCATTATCAGTATCACCACCGCCAGTTCCATTAGCCATATACTCATAGACTTCGTCAAGAGCATCTTTAACTTCAGCTAGCTTTTGTTGAGCCCAGTCATTGACTTCTTTATCTTCGTTTGATACTTTGTCATGAAGATCAGCTGCTTGCATAGCGATCTTCTCTAGTGTATCAGCAACACCACCAGAAACCTTAGTTCCAGCGGGAGATTGTTGATTAGCACCTGAGTCATCGATCTTACCACCCATTGAACTCTGACCGACACCAGGGCTGTCAGAAGTAGCACCAGCACCCATAGCAGGATTCTCAGCTTCACTAAGATCTGCTTTAGCAACAGCTCTTCTAGCGGCTTCAGCTACTGCATTACGACGAGCAGTTACGCCAGCCTTTTGAATAGTAGAAGCATCCTTGAATACGCCTTCGGCGCCCTTAGGGACTTCACCCTTATGAGGAGGAAGAGCCTTATTGATCGTACCAGAGAAGACGTCATCGCCATTACCATTGCGGTCGGCATGCTTCTTGACCATGTGATCCTTCCAGAAACGCTTTTCGCCTTCTGGTTTTGGCTCATAGTACTTTACTTTAGGATCTTCTACTTCTTGTAGATCATTAATCTTCTGTGTCATCGGATTCCTCGGCATCTGGATTGAACAAGCGGCTTGCAACATACTGTTTACGGTTATCAAGGGCATCGTCAATCTTTGACGCCATGATATCATCAATGGCTGCCTTAAGATTAATATGATCCTTATCCATAATGTAGTCTACAACGTCATCAATAGTATGTGGCATGCTAAAACTCCTTATAGTTTATTTATATTAAAAATTATCTGGAAGTCGCTCAGGAACCTTACGAGTAAACGCTTTAGTCTTGCCTTGTACAACTTGTGTTTTTACTGGACCACCACCTGTAGGTTGATCCTGTTCTGGTTGTTCTTGGTCATCTTGAGGAGGACCTTGACTTTGATCGCCAGCATCTTGTGGCTGTTGATCAGGTTGCATAGATTGACCATCGGGACTCATCATAGGAGGCTGCGGTTCAGAATCAATTTGTTCTTGCATATCTTTGATATCTTCATCGGATTGCATGAGAATATTCTTCTTGATCCATTCAGTAGAAAAGAAACGACCAATATATGGTTCAACTTGTTGAAGAGATGTTAGACGTTCACGTAGAATCTCTGCATCTTTTAGTTCTGAGAAGTAATTATCAGAGTTAAAGTTGAAATGGATCTTATTCTTAAACTCTGACCAATCATCCGATGTAATGACGCCCTTAAGGATAAGCTGCTTCTCTAGGGCTTGTAAGAAGAATTGTGAGAATCGTAGACGCATTCTGTTGATGAACTTTTGGAACTTGAGTTCATCTTGAGTAATCTCAGATGATCTACCCATGTTAAATCCAGAAGTAGATGCATTCAACCGTGACATAGGAACATTAAGAGACTTATACAACTTCTGTTGGAAGTAGTTAACATCTGATAGTTCACCTAGGTTCTGGCCAGATGGTAGGGTAGAGATCTCGGTACCACGACCACCTTCACGGCGAGGCAACCAATAGTCTTCTAACATCGTCATAAATTTACGGTCATCACGTACGTCACCCGTAGTAGCATCGTAGACTAACCGGTTCTTGTGCTTGGTCATCATATCTTTGACGTACTGCTCTGCCTTCATCTTAGGAAGGTTACCTACGTCGATATAGAAAATACGACGTTCTGGAGCACGTGAGATACGATAGATTACGGTAGCATCTTCAAGGATGCGTAGCTGATTGAGTGGCTTGATGGCCTTGTGTAGGTAACCAAGGACTAGCTTATTATCTTTGTCCATAAGACCAGATGTAATATGCACGATAGAGTCTTTGGCAATACGAAGGCCTTGGTTATCCATACCTGTGGCTGATGCACCACGGAAACCACGTTCGTTATACATATAAAATTCATCAGCTGTGATGTTGACAAATACTTTACCACGACGCTCGCGCTTGATCGCTCTGATCTTTCTTAGCTTACGAGGATCGATATACCTGAATTCTTGAACGCCTGCACGAGGATTCATCTCGTCGATCATGGCGTGATAGTATAGACGACCATCGATGTACCAACGTCTGAAGATCTCATAACCGTAGTTATTAATGTTGAGCATCTCAGCTACATTATTCCACTCATCCATGATGAGATTCTTAATGTTGTCAGTAACATCGAGGTTGTCTAGACTAATATCGACAACTTCTTTGTTGCCGTCTTTTACTATACACTCGTTGACGATATCGTCGATAGCCGACTCACACTCAGGTTGAATCGACATCTCTCTGTATTTGGCTACTAGTTCGGCTTCAGTCTTAGCTGAACCTTCTAGGTCTAGGTAAGTGCCATAGGCACCGCCTGCAGATACGGTAAGAGCCCCATCGTCCGTCTCTTGGATGGCGAACGATGGGATATCTTTATCTTCTTCTTTACGTTTAATCTCAAATCCGAAAAGTTCTATTCCGGCCATGCCGTAGCTCCTAAGTCAATAATAAATGGGATATTATAGATCTATTTATCCCTGATCACCGGGCGTTCCTGTGGTACCAGTAGTATCCACAACCCAGTTATCATATTCGAATGTAACGCCAAACTCTTCGATAGTATCAACAGCATCCCAGCCAAGACCGATTTCACTGATATTCTGAGGATATAGACCCTCAAACTTGTAGATGCGAAGGGTCTCACCAGTCTTAGAATACTGTGTTACTGTAGCTTGAGCCTTATATGATAGGCTTGTTGCACCAGCAAGACGTGTATTACCACGCATATTATTGATAGAATTTGACCATGTTTCCATAGCGTTTCTGATCTTGAAATCTTCATCGTTGATGACAGTAATATTCCAAGGATCAAAAGCCCGGTCGCCTGCCATCTTTACCATACGACCAAAATAAGGAATACCAATCATTCCTAGATTTGATGCAGGTATAGTAGTAGCACGAGCTAGGAAGCGCAACTTATTAAGGTCAGCGTTGATTCCTAGAGCGGCGGGTGGAGTGATCTCCACTTGGAAGAGCGTAGCTCTTGCTCCCCCAAGTGAAAGGTTACTCTTAAAGTCTGTAACACTAAAACTTCTAGCCATTTATGTTCTCCTTTTTATTTTGTTGATTAACCGATGATTTCAGAGAACTCAACGCCAGACCGAACTGCAACGAAGTTGAGCTGGATGAAGTTGATTGAGCGAGCAGGCTTAATGTAGATATCACCGACGAATTGATTTGCATCAACCACCTGTGCAGTGTTATTTGTGCTGTCGCAGACAACTCTAAAGTCTGTAATACCACGACGACCTTGTACGTCACGTAGATAGGGCTCAATTAAGTTAACAAATTGTGCTCTTGTGAACTCGTCATTGAATTCGAATAGTGTAGACTTAGATGCTGTAGCAATAGCCTTTTCGATGACAATGAATAGACGACGTACGTTGATACGATCGAATGCTGATGGACGACCTAGAAGTGTCTTATCACCATAAAGAATAGTACCTTGACCAGGGAACGTAACGATAGGGTTGATGTCTGCCTTATAGAGAACATCGCGCTGGCTTTGATTAGGATTAAAGGCCAACTTAGTAACATTCTTGATCTGACCACGAACGAAACCAGCAGGTGAGTACCATGGATCACGATCAAAGTCTGTACGTACACAGGTACCAGCGACATCACCGTTTAGTGGAACATAACGATATATGTCATTGTACTTGTCATATTGATACTTATAACCAGAATCCAACACTGCGTAAGAAGATGCAGTAGCAAGGTTATTGCGGAAGGCTACGATATTAGTTGTAGCATCACCGGCAGTCGTCTGAACTACTGAGTCGGCCTTGGCAGGAGATACGAAAGCTACGCAGTCTTTACGATACTCAGCAATATTACCGATTACGTAGTTAGCAAGAGTAGCATAACTTGTAGAAGCACCAGACGGTGTAGTAGACTCTGCTGAAGATCCACGAGCTTTACCTGTGAGGACCAAAGAGATATCAACTTCTTGAGCGTTCTTATATCTGTCAAAACCTGAAGTAAGTGCACTAATTGAACAATTAGATTCACTATTACCATCAGCACCACCAGCCATAGTAGCTGTTAGAGGATTTCTATTAGTTGATGTTACAACAGCATTAGCAAGAGCAGAAGCAGCATTACTACGATCAGCACCCCACCAAATGTAGTTAGATTGGTTATTGATGACAGTCTTGTAGTAGTTAGCAGCACCGGCATCTGTCTTAGCATCAGTAGCACGTGACAAGCCAGAGAATACTTCTAGGACTGTTCCGACTGTACCAGAAATCTTACCAGTAGCATCAGCAACTACAACGTGCACTTCATCAGCAGCAGTAAAACCGCGGCTAGCTAGATAGTTTGAAGTACCAGGTGCCTTATTGACTTGTGCAATATATTCCCAGCTTGAAACAACTGAAGTTTGAGTAACATTCGAAGCCAAAATAACTGGAGATGTAAATGTTACTGCTGTAAGAGATGTATAGATACCAGTATTTACAGTTTCTACGCCGTTTGGTGTAATAGATGCAATCTTTACGGTCTGTAAACCAATAGTTGAATTACCAACATCTAGTAGATCGCCTACTGAGAAGAAGGTATTACCAAGGTTTTGTGCTAGAGTATTTGCAGTACCTACAGAGCTGGTTGAAACCGAGATAGTTGCTGAGTTTGAACCAGAATTAGATGTAAGTGAGAATGCTGTAGTAAGTGCTTGTAGTGGAATAAGAGCAGTATTCGTAACTGTTGTTTGATATGCAGTTACTGAATCACAGACTGAAACCTTAATGCTATTACCTAAGGTACCAGGATACTTAGCGATATAGGTCGCATTAGCAGTTGATGTTGTAGTATTTGCATAATCATCAGCATTTTTGATCACTGTACTAACATAAGTACCACTATTTGCTGTAGCATTTAATGCACCGTCGATAACACGAACAACGTACAGACGATTTCCATAAGAAAGGAAGTTAGCAGCTGTAAAGAATGTTTCGAAATTATCAGCAGTAGGCTTACCATATAGTGATACTAGGGTGTTTTCAGAATCGACTAGTCGACGCTGATCAACTGGACCCCATGTGAAAATGCCGGCAAAAGCACCTTCTGTAGTAGATACGTTTGGAACTACGGTAGTAAGATCGATCTCACTAATATTAATCCCTGGACTGACTTGAAATGGCATTTTCTTTCCTCCTTCATGTAAGAAATTTTACAGTACTATCATAGAGATATTTATAAAAACAGGAATTAGAACATATCTCTGTGGGGTCCATGATCTAGATCATAGAAGTCACTGAGACTTAAAGTGTCTTCTTCTTCAGCTCTTCCATCATCAAACTCACCGAATGGAGTCATATCAGCATCTAATAGGGCAGCGTTATCATCGTATAAATTAGATCTAATATCTGTATCTGTTATCTCTTTAAAGTAACTTTGATTGACTAACCATGCAAATAGTACACAACACATGACCAAGTCATCATGGTAACCTTCTTCTGCTTGGTATGAAGTCTTAACTTCGATGAATCGTGCTAATTCAAATATTAAGTCATAATCATTGATCAATAGACGATCGTTCTCGATAAGAGACTTTAAGTTACCACAGCCAATTCGTTTGACTTGCTTGGTCGTGCGTACACCGAACTGTGGACGATTCTTACCGAATCCACCGCCGACCTTCTGACCAGCTCTACCTTTAGACTGAGTGACCAGTACACCTTCATATTCTAAATCATAGTGCATGATGTCTGCGACTTGCTGGCCGATATCATTGGTCTCTACGAGTACTAAAGCTTCATTGTAATGATTTGCCAGATTCACCACGATGCTAGGGTACATCAATGGAGATATCTCATCTGATCGATATTTGGCTACGATATTATAAGGAATCTGTGTAATATCAAATACAATACAAGCTGAGAAATCGATGCCCATACCTCTGGATGTATCCACAGAGATTAGATACTTCTTGCCTTTGGCAGGAGGTTCATATATGTCTATACCATTCGTAGATTGGATGGCCGGTATGTACGTCAGTCGACCAAGTTTTCTACCGTCGATCAGTGTATTAGATGACCCTAGGAATTCACATTCGAACTCTTGAGTGAACTGTCTCTCGGATGTATTGGCGATGGTCTCTTCACGCCACTTGGCAGTACGACCGGGAACATCTGACCAGTGAACTGATACACGTTGATATCTATTTCTTCCCTCTTCAGAGTCGACCCAGATTTTATAGAACATGTTCATACCATTAGGTGTTGATGTGATCAACACCTTTGATGTCTCACCAGATGAAATGGTAGGATAGACCGATGCAAAGAACTCTTCTTGTAGGTTATTGGATACGAACGCAAATTCGTCAAGATAGATTAGGTTGAATGCACCGCCTCGAACAGCAGATGATGATGTAGCTGACGATAGGATCTTAGATCCATTCTCTAGTTCGATGTTACCCTTATTCCATTGGACAACACCCTGTTGAAGCCACTTCGGAAGGTGTTCAAACATCAACTGGATACGAGATAGGATTTCTCTAGACTGACGGTCTTTGTTGGCAAGGATAGCGATAGAATAGTTATCATGAAATAGTACAGACCAAAGCAATAGT